CGTGCCAAGCTTTCAGCATTGCAGGACATCGAAGAGGATTCGAAGATACTCGAGGAACTCTCTTCTTTGAAATCGCAAGGTTCGCCGCTATTCTCAAGCCTAAGTATCTATTCCTTGAAAATGTCAAAGGACTACTCAACCACGACAAAGGAGATACCTTTGAGACAATCCTCTCAGCGTTGGATGAACTCGGGTATGATGTGGAATGGCAAGTGCTTAACAGTAAAGATTTTGGAGTACCACAAAACAGGGAACGTGTGTTCATTATCGGACATCTTAGAGGAGAACGTGGACGAAAAGTTTTTCCTATCGGAGGAAATGGTGCAAAGATTGATTGTGAACAACCAAAAATAAATAAAGTTGGGAATATCAGAAAAAAAGGCAAGTCTCAGAGTGGCGCTGTGGTTTCAGTTGATTCCCTAGCACCTACCTTGTGCAGCACTACCACACAGAAAAACCCTCTTAAGATATTGTTAGCTGGCAACCTACCCGGAACACACGAACAAAATGGCAGGGTGTACGATATCAATGGCATTTCACCAACGCTAAACACTATGCAAGGCGGTGGCAGACAACCTAAAATTCGTGTCCGTGAAGCTACAAAAAAAGGCTACGCTGAAGCAACCGTGGGGGATAGTGTTAACCTAGCACATCCAAACTCTAAAACTCGCAGAGGTCGAGTTGGTGAAGGAATCGCTAACACATTAGTTACTGGTGATAGTCAAGGTGTGGTAACTCCTAACTTTCGCATTCGCAAGCTAACACCTAGAGAGTGTTGGAGATTGCAAGGTTTTCCAGATTGGGCGTTTGACAAGGCGCAAGAAGTAAATAGCAACAGTCAGCTATACAAGCAAGCAGGCAATAGCGTGACCGTTAACGTAATCAAAGAAATAGCGAGGCATTTATGAAACATAAAGATCTAACGATAGCCACGATTCTACTAGTGGTATCGCTAGCGATTAACGTGACCACTGTTCTACGAGTGGTTAATAGACCAGTAGAAGCCATTGTCGTGCATAAGGCTGACAACGCCACTGTATTGCATGGAAAAATCACCGGCAAGGAAATGGTCGGTAAACTCTACACTATTGATTGTGGGGCTTACGGCAAATTCCTAGTAAGCAAGGAGCAGTATGATAGCGTTAATGTTGGGGATGATATCCCTAGCTATTTGAAGGAGAGAGGGCAATGATTCCAAGATATAGAGCGTGGGATAAAATCCATAAAACAATGTACGAAGTTGATGATATTATGTATATCAATTTCGAAGAGAATCAAATTTGTGTAAAAACACTCTTTTTCGAGAGAGCAAGTCGCTACGATTTCGATGATGTCGTTCTCATGCAATCCACAGGCTTCAGAGACAAGAATGGCAAAGAAATCTTTGAGGGGGATATCGTCAAGGTGACTGATGGTGACGAAAGAACTAATTTTCCGGATGGTGGAATTGGAACTATTTGCGGTTTGGACGAGATTTTCATGTGGTATATAGACGGGCAAGTACATAACGGACTATTTGACATCAGTCAAGAGTATTACATTGAGGTTATTGGCAACATCTACGAAAATCAAGAGCTGCTAGAGGTAAGCTCGTGAGCGTGAGATACAAATATTCCGGACTGACACCAGAGCTGTATCAACGGTTAGTCAGTGAGCATGCAGCGCTTAAGCAGGCTCACAAGAAAGGCTCTTATAAACAGTTTTTCCAAGATGTGAAACAGTGCGATGAGTTACAAGCTCGCATCATATATCAAGCACTCAACGCCGCAGTCGTGGAGCGTGCGAGGATATCACCGGCAACTGTCGATAGGTTAGAAGGCATTATCTCCGATGAACTATTCGACGACCTTCAAGATTATCTGTCTACTAATTACACAAGAGGTAAAACCACTAAACCGGTTTTGGATAAAATCAACGCAGGGCTACCAGAAGAACTGTTTAAGCGATTCCGGGAGGAAGTGGAAGGACTACGCAAGGAACACCCTAACGACCTAAACAAGTACATTAGAGACATTAAAGGTTGCGATAAGAAGCAAGCTAACAAAGTCCAAAACGCCCTCAAGTGTTGCTATGCGGAGAAAGCTGCCTTAACGCCATTGAAAGCGATTCAAATGGAAGGGATGTTGTCAAGAGAGCTATTCAGTGAAATCATTGATTACGTTTTCAATAACTACGAGTGGTCTGAAAGGTTGGACGATGAAGTTGATCGCATAACCCTAGAATATCGGAACAAAGGCAGGGTAGGTCGTAATAAAGCAACGGTCAGAAAAGCCTTATATAAAGCCTACATGTTAGGCGTGTAGCTAGAACGGTTCATGAGGGTTCGACTCCCTTACTAGCTATTGTCTGTCATCGCTAAAAAAAGAAAAATAGATTTTTAGTGGCTTGAACACTTTTCGACATCGAGCAAGCTGACAGACCTTGCTCAACAAAATCCAGTAAATTTAAGAAAAAAGGATGTGAAACACCCTCTTTCTTATCGATATCGCATTACTAAAAAAAGCCAAAGATCTCGCTGGTGTCTTGGCTGGAAGGAGGTGATAAAAGGCCCAAGAAACAACCCAAAAACAAATACATTAATCTTTCTTTTATAAAATCTCTTAATGTTTCTTGAGCTATAAATAAAAAAGACCGACACGATGGCCGGCACTCTTTGGAAATCAACACTACTATTATACCAAAGAGGACAGAACAATGCTAAAGCTAGAAGCCATAGAGCAAGCAGTTAGCGGGCTATATCGTCCAGACTATCGCAGAATACTGATAGAGAAATATCTGGCATACCCACCGAAACCAAACTGGCAAATTGCCCAAGCAATCGGTTTCGAGAGGACGGCTTTTCAAGAATTGCTAAATAATGCTATCCTAGCATTTGCTGAATTGTATAGAGATGGCAAATTAGTTGTAGAATGTTGAAAAATCGGTAATTGGGCGGATAAAGTTCGGTATCTTACAACTGTTTAAAGTGGTATTATTATATTATCGAAGAAAAACAGAGACAGCTCACTTTGTGGGTTGTCTTTTTTATGCGCAAAATCTAGCAGTGAAGGAGGTGGACATATTGGGCTAAATCAACGACAGAAATTATTTGCGGATGAATACTTGATCTCTGGCGTGGCTTATAATGCAGCATTAAAGGCTGGGTATACTGAAAATTATGCCAAGACTAGGTCTCATAAGTTGTTAGAAAATGACAGAATCAAGGCTTATATCGAAGAACGCATGAAAGAGCTTGAGAAAAAGAAGATTGCAAAACAAGATGAAGTTATGCAAGTTTTTACTTCGATACTGAGGCAAGAGCTCATGGAAGAAGTTGTTGAGCTCAACGCCGTGACAGGTCAGTTTGTCAAGACTAAGAAGCCCCCGTCCATTTCCGAGGTCATTAAAGCTGGTAGCGAACTTATGAAACGCTATCCAACAGCTAAACAAGCCGAGAAATTGCAACTTGAGATCGAAAAACTCAAATCTCAAATCGGTGGCGATGAAGGGCAAGATGAGAAAATTGCTGGTTTCCTCGATATCATCAAAGGGGCGGTAAGCAATGGACTTGAGTAAGCTCTACACAAAACGGCAGTTAGATGTGCTGAATTATATCTGGAATCATGACTGGTTTATATGCGGACTCCACGGTGCTAAACGTGCAGGTAAGACCGTGGTTAACAATGATACATTCGTAACTGAGTTAAGCCGTGTCAGAAAGATTGCTGATCGCTTGGGCGTGGATGAACCTATCTATATCCTAGCGGGTACATCGTCAACGGCAATACAAAATAACGTGCTGCAAGAGCTTTATAACAAATACGGCTTTGAGCCTAAGTATGACAAGCATGGATCTTTCGTATTTTGTGGTGTCAAGGTCGTACAAGTCTATACTGGCTCTATATCTGGGCTTAAGCGTGCCCGTGGCTTTACGGCTTTCGGAGCTTACGTCAATGAGGCGTCGCTAGCAAACGAGATTGTTTTCAAAGAGATTATCTCACGTTGTTCTGGTGAAGGTGCCCGTGTCGTGTGGGATAGTAACCCAGACAATCCGAATCATTGGCTTAACCGAGATTATATTGGCAAGAATAACGGCAAGATTATAGATTTTAGTTTCAAACTTGATGACAACACCTTTCTGTCAAAGCGCTACATTGACTCTATCAAGGCAGCAACACCTAAAGGTAAGTTCTATGACCGGGATATTTTAGGCAAGTGGACTGTTGCTGAAGGCGCTATCTATGCTGATTATGACACCGAGATTCATGTAGTCGATGAATTGCCAGATATGAGGCGCTACTTTGGTGGGATTGACTGGGGGTATACTCACTATGGATCTATTGTGATTGTCGGTGAAGGTGTGGATGGCAACTACTACCTTATCGATGGCGTAGCAGCGCAATTCAAAGAGATAGATTGGTGGGTAGAGCAAGCTAGGAAACTGACTAATATCTATGGAAACATTCCATTCTATGCCGATAGTGCCCGTCCAGAGCACGTAGCACGATTTGACAATGAGGGTTTTGATATCAGTAATGCTAATAAGTCAGTGATTGCTGGCATCGAACTTATCGCTAAGCTGTTCAAAGAACAAAGATTATACGTTAAGCGAGGCTTTGTACCTCGCTTTTTTGATGAGATATTCCAGTATCGGTGGAAAGAGAACAGCACAAAAGACGAGCCGTTAAAAGAGTTTGATGATGTGCTGGATAGTGTGAGATATGCTCTCTATTCAGACTATGTTGTTAACAGCACAGAGCGAGCAAGCTATGATGATTTGATAGATATGTTTAGTTAAGGAGGAAGAATGGAACAGACAGTATTTGTCGACAGTACCGGACAATCGCATGTTTTGAATCTGCGATTTCATCGAGAATCACGCACAAAGTACCGCGCTAAAAGTGTTGATGACTTAAAGAAAGATAACTGGGCATTGCTCAAGAATTTCATTAACCATCACAAGTTGCGTCAACGTCCCAGAATTCAGGAGTTGTTTGATTATGCCAGAGGGGACAATCACAGTGTTCTTGAAGCTGGAAGGCGTAGAGATAAAGAGATGTCTGACAAACGTGCCGTCCACAACTATGGACGCATGATTAGTAAATTTAAGACGGGATATCTAGCTGGCAATCCTATTCGGGTTGAATATGACGATAGTGTCAGTGGTTCGCAAAACGACGAAGCTATTAAGGAAATCGGACGAAACAATGACATTGATACGCTGAACCGCAACCTTATCCGGGATTTGTCGCAAGTTGGACGTGCTTACGAGCTGATTTATCGAAGTGAGGACGACCAGACACGAATTAAACAGTTAAGCCCTCTTAATACGTTTATTATTTATGACAATTCGCTCGAAGACAATTCATTAGTAGCAGTTAGATACTACAGTGCTGATTTGTTCTCTGACGCACATCAAACCGTTGAAGTGTATACCTCATCAAATATTCACGTCTTGGACTACTCAGAAGATCTAAAAGAGGTTTCTGTCACTGCTCACGCATTTGGCACTGTACCGATTACGGAGTATTTGAACAACACTGATGGCATTGGCGATTATGAAACCGAACTTTATTTAATCGACTTATATGATTCGGCTGAATCCGATACGGCGAATCACATGAGCGACATGGCTGACGCTATCCTTGCTATTTATGGTGACATGCGATTGCCTGCAAACATGAAGCCTGAAGACATGAAAACTAAACGCTTAATGCAATTGGTTCCACCGAAGGCCGCAGACGGTAAAGAAGGGACAGTTAAGGCTGAATATCTAACCAAGTCTTACGATGTGTCTGGTGTCGAAGCATACAAGACCAGACTAGATAAAGATATTCATACTTTTACCAATACGCCAGACATGGCCGATGAGAACTTTTCAGGTAACACGTCCGGCGAGGCAATGAAGTACAAACTGTTCGGGCTTGACCAAGACCGCATTGAGACTCAATCGCAATTTACAAAGGGTTTGAAGCGTCGATATCGTTTAGCTAGCCGTGTTGGTGAGTTGGTCAAAGAATTCAAAGCGTTTGACGAAAATTTCTTGAGAATAACATTCACACCGAATCTGCCGAAATCATTATCCGAGCAAGTATCTATTTTGACAGGCCTCGGTGGTCAAGTGTCACAAGAAACTGCTCTTAGCCTATCTGGGTTGGTCGAGAGTCCAGCCGAGGAACTCGACAGAGTGGATAAAGAGGTGTCTAAAATCGATTTTAAGGGGTATTCTAGCGAGTTTAACGGGCAAGTGGGTAAATATGCCGACGACGATGAAGAAGAAACGCATACGAGCGATTCTGTGAGGTCTGATGAATGACGTATTGGTCAGAACGTGCTCAGAAAGAACGAGAAGCGAGCAATAAAAAGGGTGAAGCTGAGTTTAAGAAAGAACTTGAAGCACTATATAATTTGCAACTTTCGCAATTACGTAAAGAACTAGATGCTTATATCCAAAATTTCGCTGACAAAAACGGATTAACCGCTAGTGATGCCAAACGAAAAGCGGACAGTTTTGATATCAAAGCCTTTGAAACTAAAGCCAAGCAGTATGTAGCTGACAAAGATTTTAGTCCGAAGGCAAACAAGGAACTTCGAGATTACAATTTTTCTATGTCTGTTGGTCGTCAAGAGCTTCTTATCCAAGAGTTAGAACTCGAACTATTGGTTTTATCTGAAGGCGAACGTCAATTAACTAACGATTATCTGACGAATGGTTATAAGAGCGAAATTGCAAGAGGAAGCCTGCTTGATCAGACGGTGCCTAACAAGAAAACACTTGAAAAGTACATGACGACGGCTGTTAACGCTAATTTCGAAGGTGCTAAATGGTCGGAGCGTATCTGGAAGAGACAGGAACAGTTGCGCAATTTGGTTAAAACGGAAGTGACCAGGGCTCTTATTCGAGGAGAGAACGGTATAACCATCGCTCAGAGAATCCGCAAATACATGGATGTATCTCGCACTGACGCTGAACGACTGGCAATCACGGAACATGCTAGAGTTCAGACGCTAGCTCAGCAAGATATCATGAAAGAGAATGGCTTCGAGTATTTCAAACTCATGCCAGAATCGAGAGCTTGCGATTATTGCAAACAAGTTGGTCGTGATACCGAGAGGGAGCCTGTCCCAGTTAATAAGATGGAGAGCGGGCTAAACGCCCCACCTATGCATCCGTACTGCCGTTGTGCGGTAGCCGAAGTGTATGTGGAAGATGGTATGACTAGACTTTATCGAAACAAAGATAGCAATAAGCGTAGACCTATCAATATAGTTAGGCAAAACCATTTAACCAAAGATTTTAGAAAGCGTGGCGGTGTTGTCTGGCAGGACGATGAAGCAGAACGTTATCTAAAATCTCAAAAAGCTGCTGCGATGAACCTAAATGCAGAAATAATCGTTTTGCAAAAAAAGGCGACGATTTCCGAGGTATTGGAGGAGCTCTACCACGCTGAACAATGGAAAGACGGGCGTCTAGTCGATGAGCCGGTTTCAAAAATCAAAGCAGAGATAGAGGCACAGAATTATTTACTTTCTGTATCAAAGAGGTATAATATACCTAGAAATGAGATTGAACAGACTAAAAATAACTTAAAATATTGGAAGGAGGAGTTGAAAAAATATGAAAATTAAAGCGATTACTCAAGCCCCGTTTGGGACTATTGTAAGTTTAGATAAGCCGATTTCTGGTGCGCTTGGCGGTCTGTTAACAACGGATGACACCGTCTTTCATAAAATAAAAGGCACTCCATCTGATATCTGGACTGAACTTTTGATCGACAAGACAGATTTGTTGAAGGTTAGCCAAGAAGTTAAAGTTGTCTTAGAAGGTAAATCAGATTAATGAAATAAATAAAAAAGTCGTAGCAATACGGCTTTTTCTTATGCGCTGATAGCCGTGCTAGACAAGGGGCTTGGGGGTTCGATTCCTCGTCAGCGCATAGGGCTAATTTAAGCCCTAAATAAACAATACTAGCGTGGCTCGTGGGTAAACACCCTAGACAAGACTAGAGAGGGCGTAGCTAGCCCTTATCGTGGCTTAGAAAAGGGCGCTACTCATGAGACTAGGTAGGAGGAAACTATGGAACAAGATAACACTATCGAGACTAACGGACAAAAAGAGAGTCGCCAAGACCAAGGGCAAGGGAACAACCCAACCCCTGCGAGCGACTTCAAAGCACCGGGTTCTCAATCTGAATTAGATAGCATGATTAACAAAGCGGTACAGACTGCTTTGAATAACAGAGACAAGGGTGAACAAGAGCGTACAGCTCAAGCAGTAGCCGATGCCTTACAAAAAGAGAAAGATTATGCCAATCTATCAGCTCAAGATCGAGCTAAAAAAGAGTTCGAGGATCAGCAAAAGAGCTTTGAGAAGGAACGTGCTGCGTTCGAGCATGAAAAGCTTGTTGTTGCTGTTGAGAAAGATTTGGTAGCTAAAGGCTTGCCTAGTGCATTGGCTGAGACATTCGCAATGGCTGGCAACGCCGAAGATGCACTTAAAGCAGTGACTGAGTTCGAAACAGTATTTAATAATGCAGTTGCTGAAGAAGTTAAGAAAACTATTCGACAAAATGCACCTCAAGCATCAGTGGATGGCATTTCTAACACAGACAATTACGGTTCTCGCTTAGCTCAAAAAGCTGTCCGTTCGTCAGGTAAGATTATCTAGCCAACAATTAGAAAGGAATTTTTATGTCAGTAAAAAAAGTATTTGACACAAGTAACATTCTACGTTCTTTACCTTACAAAGCTGTCACTGCCACAGTTGATAAAAATTTTGCTGGTGTTGACGTAGACGGCAAGAAGTACATTAAAGCTGGTACTTTAGTAGCTGGTAAAGGTGGGTCAATTTTCGATGACCGCTCTAAACCAGTAGAAGAGAACAAGGCGGCACCAGAAGGAATCGTTCTATACGATGCAGACTTGTCTGTTGATAAAACGGTATCTGTTTTGTACGCTGGTGAGGTTTGGAAAGAAGCAGTTAACGGTGGTACAGTTGACGACGCTATTAAAACAGCGTTGCCACTCGTTAAATTTATTGCAGGAAAAGGAGGCAATGCTTAATGGGTCTTATTTATGACACGGTAACAGCATCTAATATCGCTGGATATTTCAACACATCACAATTAGATGTGGATTCTACGCTTGGAGAACGCATTTTCCCAGCACGCAAACAACTTGGGACTAAATTGTCTTACATCAAAGGTTCTTCAGGGCGTGCGGTTGTCTTGAAGCCAGCAACATTCGACACTAATGTCACTATTCGTGAGCGTGTGGGCGCTGAAATCCATGACGAACAAATGCCATTCTTCAAAGAAGCTATGTTAGTCAAAGAAGCTGACCGTCAACAACTTAACTTAATCGCTGGATCTAACAACACTGGTTTGATTGAGACTGTTACACAAGGCATTTTCAACGACGAAATGACACTTATCCAAGGTGCCCGTGCTCGTTTGGAATCTATGCGCATGCAAGCTCTCGCAACTGGTAAGATTGCGTTTGTCAATGAAGGAAAAAATGTTGATATTGACTATGGCGTTAAAGACGACCACAAGAAAACAGTTGCAAAAGACTGGACGCAAGCAACAGCAACACCTCTTGCGGACCTCGAAGAAGCAATCGAAACAGCTCAAAGCCTTGGCTTGATGCCAGAAATTGCTATCATGAATGCCAAAACGTTTAGCTTGATTCGTAAATCAGAATCTACGGTCAAAATCATCAAGCCTCTTGCAGCTTCAGGAACAACAGTTACCAAAGCCGAGGTTGAAGCGTATATTTTGGATAATTTTGGTGTAACGATTCTCTTGGAAAACGGCACTTACCGAAATGACAAAGGGGAAATTAGCAAATTCTATCCAGACGGTCATTTGACTTTGGTTCCAAACGGTTCATTGGGTTCTACTGTTTTCGGTACAACTCCAGAAGAGTCAGATTTGCAGTCTGGTGACACCCCAGGGGCACAAGTTGAAGTGGTTGACCAAGGTATTGCGATTACGACCACTAAAACAACTGATCCAGTTAATGTTCAAACCAAAGTATCGATGATTGCGTTGCCTTCATTCGAACGTTTGGATGACTGTTATATGCTTACTGTCATTCCAGTAGCGTAGTTTGAAAGGAGTAGCTATGACTAAAGTTTTAAAAGCGTTTCAGGATAAAACCGACGGCATTATTTACTATGCCGGTGACGATTATGCCGGTGAACGTGTCGAAGAGCTTGTTGAAGCAGGTTTCCTTGAGGCTGAAGCTGAAGAGAAACCCAAAAAAGCAAGTCGCAAAAAAACGACAGATAACACTGAAGAGTGAGGAGGTCTAGCATGGCTGAATTAGATCGAGAAAAGGTCCTAGATAATGTCATGCTGGACCTTGAGATTTCAAAAGATGACGACGATAGCATTGACCTCTTAAGGGTATTGCTAAACAGAGTAATCAGTCATTTTAAAGCAGAATATGCCGTTGTCAATATTGACGATGGTTTTTCTTTTATTTTCGAAGATTGCGTTATTAAACGCTTCAATCGTCGAGGAGCTGAAGGGGCTAAAACCGAGACGGTAGATGGTCACTCAATGTCTTATTACGACAATGAGAACGAATTCAAGCCATATGATAATATGCTTCAAAGAACATTCGGAACCTCTGGACAATCGAAGGAAGGGAGCGTGTTGTTTCTATGAGATACACAGATACAGTGTTACTCAAATATCAAAACGATAAGACGCCGAAACGATACGACCCTACCCTTGGTCGTATGGTCGGAGGGAAAGACTGGTCCAAAGAAGTTAAGTGCAATGTAACTGGCGCAAGCTTAGACCTTCAAGCTAAGCTGGGAGGTTTGCTAAATGCTACGAGCTTGGTTGTTCGTTTCAGAAGCCCTGTGACAGTATCCGTGACTTCCGTTGAATATCGTGGTAACAAATACATTCCAGTAACCGCTAGAGGATATCTAGCTGGAAGAAGTGTTTTGTACGTTAATAAGGCGGTGAAGTAATATGGCTACGCTTACGTTTTATGGACTAGATGAAATGAGCCAATCCTTGTTGAAAAACGCCAATCCAGAACGACGTCAACGAGTTTTGAAAAAATACGGCAGTAAATTAAAAGAGAACGCAATTAGCAAGGCACAATTCAGCGGTAAATATACCACTGGCGCAACACGTCGCTCGATTACTCTTGAAGCTGGGGGCGATAGAGCTGTTGTGACGGCTCATACAAAATATTCTGGGTACCTTGAAGTAGGTACTCGAAAGATGGCAGCACAGCCTTTCATGGCTCCTGCGTTAGAAGCGACTGTCCCTGGAATGGTCGAGGAATTAGCTAAATGGGAGTAGATATGAAACAACCAGACCAATTACTACATGACGAACTCTTTCGAATTAGCGAGGGACTCGGTTTCGCTACTTACCCTTACCTTCCACCAGACAGTGCATCTTATCCATTTGTGGTTATGGGAGAGATTCAAACACTTCCCAGAGCCACAAAGACACGCTTAATAGGTCGCTTGTCGTCAACCGTCCATGTCTGGGGACGAGTAGATGACCGTAAACAGTTATCTGATATGGCTGGGCAGTTATTGTCCAGCTATTTTGCTATCAAAAATATCGATGGGATGCACTTCTCGGCGGAAGTCAATGAGTCGTCAATTGATTCTAACCGTGATAACAGCACTGACGAAGAGCTTTATCACTTCGTTATTTATTTATTTTACAAATTCTATTAAGGAGGAAAAGCATGGCTGATACAAATGTTAAAGAAGCACAGCTGGGTAAGAATAAAATCTTGATGTTCCGTAAATACGGGGACACGAAAGCAGCAGCTAAATTGGCACTGCAAACAGAACATAAGTGGGAGTATTCCCGTGATGCGGACACCACTAAAACTAAAGACGGTGCGGTTGTTGCTGATGGGGGTCTAGAAACAACCTTATCAATTAACGCAATCGGGACTAAGGACGAAGTCAATGAAATGTTGAAACAGTCAGTAGTTGATGGATTCAAGGTCGAAGTTTGGGAAATCGATTTAACTGATAAGAAAACAAATGGAAAATTCGGCGCACTCTATGCAATCGGTCGCTTGTCTTCATGGGAAGTCCCAGCGAATGTTGAAGAGCTCGTAGAGATTGAATCTGAAATGTCTGTTGAAGGCAAGCCACAAGCTGGTGAAGCAACCTTGTCTGACGAGCAAATCAGAGAGATCCAATATACTTTCCAAGACACTACTGCTATCGCTGGACATTGATAATTAAAACAGTTAGCGAGGGTTTCCCTCGCTTTTTATTTTTGAAAGGAAAATTAAAACATGAACACTATCACAATTAATGACAAAGACTATACTTTGAATTTTGGATTTGACTTCTTGCGAGTGCTCGACGAGCGCTATTCAATCAATCAAAACGGTGTAGCGTTTGGTTTTGGTGTACAGCATGCAGTGGTTGATTTGCAACAAAAGAACCCACTTGTTCTGCTAGACCTCATTCAAGCTGGAACTGCTACAGAACGCCAAAAACCATCTGTAGAGGGTATTGAGCGTTTTGTTGAACGTGAGGCTGAAAATGGACGATTGGATAACTTGTTTGAGGATTTTTTCTCAGCATTGCAGAAGCAACCATTGACACGAGAAACAGCCAAACGAATGTTGGAAGCTCAAGAAGAAGCTTAGAAAACGTCAAGAGCTCAAGAGAGACTTACGAAGATCTAATCACAAATTGCATGGCTAGATATGGAACGACACTTTTAGAAGCCAGACGAATGACGCTGAAGGAGTTGAGGCTGTATCAAAAAGCTTATGCGAAAAGGTTTATTCAAGAAGAGAAGAAACTTTATTTGCAAGCCTTCTTGAACCGCAGTGTCAAGGCTACAAGCAAGGGTGGTAAGAAGTATGTCTTCAAGGAATTTAAAGACTTTTATGACGAAGAACGTCGTGAAAAAGAACTTCTCGGGGATCATGAAAAAGACAATAGGCATCTTATCCAGATAGCTAGACGAAATTTAGCGTTCAAAAGAGAGGAGGGGTTGTTAGATGGCTGATAAAACATTCAATGTAAGGGCAATACTGTCAGCACAAGATAACGGCTTATCTAGCGCCCTGAAAAACGCTCAAAAGCAAGCTGAATCACTTGGTAAGAGTAGCAAGGGCCTAGGCTCAATGTTTAAAAGTGTGCTCGGTGCTAACCTTGTTAGTGCTGGAATCACTAAGGGCATTGGCGCTATAACAAGTGGTATCGGTGGTATGATGACCGAGCTTAACAACTCAACGAAGGCTTGGAAAACATTCGATGGGAGCTTAAGCCAGTTAGGTTGGGGGCAAACAGAAATTGCGTCAGCTAAAAAGGCTATGCAAGACTATGCAACGCAGACAATTTATTCTGCCTCTGATATGGGGACTACATTCTCACAAATGGCTGCAATCGGTCGTAGCGATGCTGGCGACTTGGTAAAAGCTATGGGTGGTCTTGCCGCTTCTGCTGAAAATCCTAAACAGGCAATGAAGACACTGAGCCAACAAATGGTTCAAGCGATGACTAAGCCTAAGATCCAATGGCAAGACTTCAAGCTGATGATGGACCAGTCACCAGCAGGTATGGCTGCCGTCGCTAGAGAGATGGGAATGTCTCTAGATGATCTTGTAAGCAAAATTCAAAACGGTGAAATTAAGACTGAAGACTTTGCAGAGGCCTTTAAACGGGCTGGCGATTCTATGCAGAGCTTGGCTACTAGGTACAAATCTGTAGACGAAGCCGTTGGCGGGCTCTACGAAACGGTTTCAACCAAATTGCAACCAGTTTTTGAACAACTTAGTAACAAGGCAATCAGAGGAATCGAGGGTATCATTGATGCTCTTAGCAAAATTGATGAACAATCTGTCAAGAAGTTCGCAAACGGTCTTGATAAAGCAATTGACCAGGTTGTAAAAGGGGTCAGCCAAACCGTTCAAGCATTTTGGAAAGGCTTTAGCAACACAGGAGCCATCAAGGGTTTAGCAAATGCGTTTAAGTATGTTTCTACTCAAGCTAAAGCAGCGCTAAAAGCCATAGATTTCAAGGGTATATTCCAAGGGCTAGGCACTGGCATTGGCGACATTGTTAGTGGGCTATCAAGAGGCTTAACTGTTGCTACTGGGTCAGTTAAAAGCTTCATCAGCTCGTTCTCAGACACTGGCGCATTCAAAGCTTTTAAATCAGCGATAGGAGATGCTTGGGGAGCTGTTAAAACCATTGGGTCTTCAATTGGCGATGTGTTTAGTAGCTCTGAGATGCAGACAATTATCTCAGCACTAGGGACAGCGTTTGGAACGTTAACAAAATGGATATCTCAAGCTGTTTCAGCGGTATCTAAGTTTGTAAGTTCTATTCCTAAAGGCGTGCTCAACGGCATCACCAGTGGGATTTTAGCCATGGTAGCGGGCTTCATGACTGCAAAGGCTGGGCTTTCAGTGTTTGATACTGCTATGCGAGGCCTGAACTGGATTAAGTCATTCAATCCGTTCAGTGCCTTTAAAAATAAAGCCACTGAGGGGCTTAACGGAGCTACAAACAGCGTTAAACGTTCTAAGTCAACGATAGCTCAGTTGTTCAGTGGGATATCCAACGTAATCAAATCATCCGGAAACGCAATCAAAGGAATCTTGACAGCTATATTCAAAGGTATAGCTGAAACTTACAAAGGTTTCGGGCAAGGTCTAAAATTCGCCTTGCAAGGTCTCAAGGGGTTAAGTTCGGCTCAGATACTATCGTTTGCGACTGGTGTCGCTATCGCAGCAGTCGGAATTGGTGCAGGTATTGCCATTATCGTTGCTTCATTTACGCTCCTAGCTACACAATCCCAAGGTGTTTCGCAAATCTTAAACGCTCTAGGGTCAGCATTTAGCACTGTTGTGCAAGGCATTGGTAAGGCGGCTGGAACAGTAATTGAAGCGTTCGGTACTGCATTTGGTATCGTTATCAAAGCTGTTGGTGAAGCGGCACCGGGATTAGCTAAACTTTCGCCACTGGTTGAAGCTATTGGCACTGCTATTGGCAACGCAGCGCCAGCCATTACAGCGTTTGGCAACGCTTGGACATCTGTTTTAGGGACATTGCCAGCTATCATTGACGCTTTCAGTGGTTTGGCTACCGCTCTAGGTTCTGCCATCAGTGCAGTAGCTACCGCAATTACTCCGATTGTACAGATTATCGGAAATACAATGACAGCGATTGCTCAGATAATTTCAGACACAATTATAGCCATCGCACCAATCATAACAGATTGTATCGTTCAAGTTGCTCAAGTAATCGGTCAATTTGGGCCACAAATTGCAATGGTAATCAATGAAATCGCCGGAGCTATTTCAGCAGTAGCGCCAATTTTCCAAACGCTCTACGAGTCAATTGTTGCAGTAGTTCAAGCATTGGCACCAGTTTTAAGCGAATTGATCCAAGGCATTGTGACAGTGGTTCAAACATTGGCACCTATCTTACAATCTATCATCGATGGCATCGTTGCTATCATCGGACAGATTGTGCCTATCATTACAGCAATTGGTGGTGTGATTAGCGCTGCATTCTCTGGAATTGCATCAGTGGTTTCAGCAGCAGGAATGGCAATTGCTACAGCTGCAATGGGTATCGGTACAGCTATTAGTACGGCACTTAGTGGTGTTGCTGATGTTATTAGCTCGGTTGGTTCTGCGATTGGTACAGCATTACAAGGCATTGCTACCGTGGTCCAATCAGTCGGAACATCAATCAGTACAGCGGCGCAAGGTATCGGTGACGGTATCAAATCAGCGTTTGAAGGCATTTCAAGCGTGATTACCTCTGCAGGTAGCGCTATTAAATCAGTTCTCGATGGCTTAGCTAACGTTTTCAACTCAATCGGCACTGCCGCTCAAAAAGCAGGTTCTGGTTTCAATCAGCTTGCTAATGGTGTGGTTAAGATTACCAATACCAACCTCGGTGACATGGCTGCATCTCTTGCGGCAGTCGCCAAAGGCGTTGGTTCAATCGGTAACAATTCGGCTGGGTTGGCGCAAGCTGGTACTGGCATGACACAGCTTGGTAATGGGATGAGCAAGGTGTCTAGCTCGGCTTCTAGCGCTGTTGCAGGTTTAAGTCATTTCTCAAGCACGATTACAAGTATTCAATCGTCGTTCACTAATCTACAATCACTATTGACCACAGCAGGAACAGCATTTAGCACATTCTCTAGCCAAGCTAGTCAATCGCTCAGTGGTCTAACTGCAATTGTGGGACCTATCACAGCCTTCAGAACACAAATCATGACACTTGCGCCAGCATTGATGCAAGCTGCTACTGGGTTGACTCAATTCAGTGCAGTTTCAACGTCATTGACTTCTAGCATGACTTCGGTTAATGCAAGTATGACTACATTGACTGCTAGTCTAACCAGTCTCGCTAGTCAATTAACTATGATTACTGCTGGCATGTCTACAATGTCATCAAGTACGACTATGTTAGGCACTAGCCTAACTCTCATAGGTACTCAGTTCACTATGATTGGCACCTCTTTGACTGTGCTTAATAGCCAATTTACGACCTTCACAACTGCATTGTCTACAATCAACAGTCAACTTTTGGTAGCTACATCGGGTGTGACAATGTTTGGGGCACAATTCACAGCGCTTGGGACAATTTTGACTATGCTCAATAGCCAATTAACAATGGTTGGGGCATCTATTCAAGCGGTGACTACACAGTTCACTGCAATGAACGCAAGCCTTACTGCCGTTGGTGCTACAGTGGCACTGATTAGTAGCCAATTTACTATGGTAATTGCGAGTGTCATGCAATTGACAGCCTCAATTGCTTTGATTCCAGCGCAGTTCAACTTGGTTGCGTCAAGTGCCACAATGGCTACGACTGCCATTATGCAAATTGGAACATTAGCGCCACTGATTGGTGTAGCAATGAACAACGCAGCGGCACAAGTGCAATCAGCAATGCAAAGAATGGCGCAAGCTGTTCAATCGAATGGTCAGCGAATGATTCAGATGGGTCAACAGGCTGGTCAACAAACTGGACAAGCTATTGCTCAAGGGATCCAATCGGCAATTGGCGCTGTATCTTCAGCAATGGGTGCACTAGTTAATGCAGCACAAGCCCGTGCCATGGCTGGTGTAGGTGCTATGCGAGCAGCAGGGGCAATGATTGGGCAAGGTTTGGCCGCCGGTATGATGTCTGCTCTTGGTGCGGTAACGGCTGCTGCTAACGCCCTTGTGGCTCAAGCAGAGCGTGCAGCTCAGGCAAAAGCTAGAATCCATTCACCATCACGACTATTCCGTGATGAAGTCGGTATCTACATTGGCCAAGGTATGGCTGTAGGTATTGATAGAAGCATAAAATTTGTCAAAGATTCGATTAAAGAAATGATTGATGTGGCTAGTGAGTACGCAATAGATTCTAGAAACTTGTTCGAAGACAACGACTTGTTTGATGGCTTTGGTGGTGGTTTAATTCGTGGTAGCGTTGATTTGTCGGTTCGAGACGATAGTAGAATGGACCGTCTCGAGCAAGCAATGGATATCATCACTGAACTAATCGGTCGTCCAATCTCATTGAGTGTCGATGGTCGAGAGTTTGCATACGCTACAGGAGACGATTTGACTTCATACCAGAAAGATAAAGATTTTACTTACAAACGCATGAGAGGTATTAAATAATGGCTGTGTTTCAATTCAATGGATACGATTTGAACGATTACTTTAAATTAATCAAAGTGTCGCACGAAATCGGGAATGAACGCAACATAACGACGGATTCAGCCCCTAAAATCGGGGTCAATATTCAACAAGTTGCGTTTGGTGCAAAAAAAATCAAACTTACTGTTAGTTTAGCGACAAGACATCTTGAAGACATTGCTTTCGTAGACCCGAACGAGCCAGCCAAAGTTGATAACGGCATGTTTTATCGTGTCAGGGAACAAGCGGCTAGAGTGTTGCATTCTGACAAACCTGTTAAGTTGAGATTGCCAGACGAACCAGACAGATACTATTTAGCCATAGTAAAAGGGGATGTTAGTTTAAAAGGCATTTCCGACTGGTATGACCAAGCTGAAATTGAATTCATGGTCCCAGATGGAGTCGCACATTCAACTACATATCGAAGTTTCGAAACCCCTAAAACAGAAAACGGCAAACTAGTATTTGACCTTGTCAACGACGGATCAGTTGATGCGCATCCGATAATTACAGTGAAGCACAATAGTGAGAATGGCTATATCGGATTAGTTAACAGTAGCGGTATTTTAGAGCTTGGTGACAGGCAAAAAGGGGATACAGAGACTTACAAGCAGTCAGAGGTCTTGTTTGATTACGCTTCATCTAATGGACAACACAGAATCCCTAACGGATTGTCACAAGGTTTGAAAAATGTTGGTATCACGAACGATATCAACGATACCAGACCAAACGGCACGCTTTACATCGACAATGCTTGGGGTCGCCCTCACATTGCGTTGCAGAGTGGCCAGACAGCATCAGTTACATTTGATATCCCAAGGGATTCTAGCGGTGTAAAAGGTGCTCTGTACGAGTATTTCTGGTGGAGGCAAATTTTTTGGCTAGGCTCTGCAGATCAGATGGGTTATTTGAAAATTAGTGTCACAGATGCAAGTGGCACTTTTTTGTATGGCGTCGAAACCTACAAACGTGGTAGCGGTCTGGGTTGTGAATACAACTTTTTAGCCAGCGATGGCAGGGGAGGCTACCGTTTTGTTGACAGAAAGCAGTTTCTAGGGACACACATAGAAGAGCACAACCCATTTAACGAACCTAGAGGGTGGTCAGACATCCAAAGGTTTGACGATGTCGTCCAATTTTACTGGTGGGGGTCTTACCCTAGATATACCATTCCTGAAATCAAAGGTAAGAAATCGGATAAAATCCACATTATCTTCAGCAAAATCGGGAACGCACCGCAAGTTAGCCACATGTACTTAGATGATTTTATTTATCGCAAAGACTATGTCGTAGGGGTCCGGAAAGTTCCCAATCGATATAGGGCCGGTGGAGAAGTTGTGATAAACAGCGAGAACGACACTGTACTAGTAGATAATATTTCGAAAATCGTTGATGTTGTGCAAGGTTCTGATTTCATCACAATTCCTCCTGGCAAGTCTCAACTCGAAGTTTATTGCTCAAGGTGGGTCACGAACAGGCCCTCTGTGTCCGTTAAATTTGAAGAAAGGTATTTGTAATGCTATTAACGATTCACGATGCCAACTTACAAAAGATTGGCTTCATTGATAACGAAAAACAAGAAACGTTAAACTTCTACGACGATGCTTGGACTCGCAATCTTGAGACGGCATCTAGCACATTCGAATTTACCGTTTCAAAAAAGGAATTGCTGAGCGATACAGCAAACCAACCGCTTTACAATCAACTAAACGAGCGCTCTTTCATTTCGTTCAAACACAATGGGCAAACGTACTTGTTTAATATTATGAAGGTTGAGGAAAACGAGCGATGGGTGAGATGCTATTGCGAGAACCTGAATCTTGAGTTGATAAATGAATACACGAATGCTTACAAGGCTGACAATGCTATGTCATTTGCAGAATACCTCAATGCATTTGATATCCCTCAGTTTGCGATGGTAACGCTCGGTGTCAATGAGGTCTCTGACCAGAAAAAAACGCTTGAATGGGAAGGGCAAGACACGAAATTAGCAAGGCTATTGAGTTTAGCTAATAAATTTAATGCTGAAGTTGAATTTGTGACTAGACTTAATGACGACAGCTCTATTAAACAACTCGTCCTGAACGTTTACCATCAAGCGGACGATTCACATACTGGTGTAGGTCGAATTCGTAGCGACATTCGTTTGACGTTTGAAAAAAATATCAAATCGATGACGAGAAAGGTTGATAAAACCGAAATCTATACGATGATTGTCCCGTACGGTAAGGCAAAAGAGCAACCTGAGAACGGCCCTGAAGTGCGAGTCTATATCAATGGTCTCCCGGCTTGGGAGGAAAAGAATGACAAAGGGATTGTTATCTTCAAACAAGAGGGCAATTGTCTCTATGCCCCTCATGCAGCTAATTTGTACCCTTCGACTTTTGGGGCTTCGACTCAAGATAATAAGTGGATTCGAAAGGATTTAGAAGTTGACAGTGATGATCCAAAAGTTATCCGTGCTGCAGGGATTGCGAATTTGCGAAAAAATGCCTACCCAGCTATCACTTACGAAGTTGATGGGTTCGTTGATGTTGAGATTGGGGATACTATCACCATTCACGACAAGGGCTTTGTCCCATCACTCGACGTAAGAGCTCGTGCTATTGAGCAAAAGATTAGCTTTAGCAACCCAGCAAATAACACAACGGCTTTTGGTAATTTCAAAGAGCTTGAAAATAGAACGTCGGGAGACCTTAGAACCGTCTTCGAACGAATGGTTGAAAACAGTAGGCCTTACAGAATCCTTTTTTCGACAGATAACGGTGTTATTTTTAAAAACAATACAGGACAGTCAACGCTACGTCCAACGTTAAAACGAGGAAATCAGACGGTTAACGCAACTTATCGATTTGTAATTGATGGCTCTATTGTTGGAGCTGGACTGACTTACACAGTGAGTGCAAGCAAGATTAATAAACCAACTGTGATAACGGTATCTGCTTGGGTAGATAATAAGGAAGTAGCTTCGGAAGAGGTTACTTTTTTAAATGTCTCCGATGGCCGAAATGGTGTCAAGGGAGATAAAGGCGACCCAGGGCCAGCAGGCCCAAAAGGTGACAGAGGATTGCAGGGCGAACGTGGTTTACAAGGTTTGCAAGGGCCAAAAGGTGACCAAGGGATCCCTGGTGTTAAGGGTGCTGACGGTAAAACACAGTACACCCACATCGCTTACGCTGATACTGTGTCTGGTAGCGGTTTTAGCCAAACTGATACCGACAAGGCCTTCATCGGTATGTACCAAGATTTCAGCACTACGAATAGTCGGAATCCACAAGACTATCGCTGGTCTAAGTGGAAGGGTAGTGATGGCCGTGACGGTATTCCGGGCAAAGCTGGAGCAGACGGACGAACAGCTTACGTCCATTTTGCCTACGCTGATAGCGCTGATGGCCGAACTGGTTTCAGTTTGACTCAAGACGGCACCAAACGATATCTGGGTATATGTACCGACTTCGATAAAGCGAATAGCACCAACCCAGCCGATTATGCATGGAATGACACTGCTGGTAGTGTGTCTGTCGGTGGTCGCAACCTCTTAAAGGGCTCGAAAGGACCTTTTAAACCGGACAAAAAACCAACGAATTTTGATAATAACGTTTTGTATAAAAGCGAAACTTCTGTTTATTTAGAGCGGGATCAAAAGTACCTCATTAGTGCGAAATCGGACGGTAATTTTACTGCCCTGCACAACGCAAATGTTGAGAGCGACAATGTGACGCTTTGGTTGATTGATGATAAATACCAAAATTATCAGATTGTATCTGATTTAAAAACAGGAACTACAGGAACGCTGATTACTTGGATTAAACCAACAGGAAACTATCATCTACGTGTCAACACATATCACAAAACAGCTAGCAAATCCGTTTGGGAAGTGAAAATCGAAAAAGGAACAGTCAAAACGGACTGGACCCCTGCCCTCGAAGATGTACAAGATGATATTGATTCTAAGGCTGACAGCGTATTGACACAAGCACAACTCAACAAGCTTAACGAAGTTAATTCTGTGGTACAAGCCGAGCTTGAGGCTAAGGCCTCTCTTGAGATACTTAATCAATGGGTGAAGGCATACCAAGATTTCGTGAATGCAAATAACGCTAACCGGGCACAAGCTGAGAAGAACCTTGCTGATGCCAGTGCTCGTGTCGCAAAACTAGAGAATAATCTAAACGGCATGTCAGAGCGTTGGAACTTCATTGACAGCTACATGACTTCATCAAACGAAGGGCTTGTCATTGGTAAAACAGACAACTCTAGCTCTATGCTGTTCAGTCCAAATGGACGCATTTCGATGTTCTCAGCTGGTAATGAGGTGATGTATATTTCACAAGGTGTGATTCACATCGAGAATGGTATTTTCTCAAAAACTATCCAAATTGGACGATATCGAGAAGAACAGGATTTCATCAATCCAGACAGGAATGTCATTCGATATGTAGGAGGTGCATAATGGCTGAATTTTGGTCAAATAATGATAGAGGTTACCGTATCCGTCTATGGATTGACCAACTGCCTCAAACGCAAAACAATATAGCAAATAACAATAGTCAGATCAGAGTAAGGCTTGCATTGCTCAATACAACGACTACCTTTGCTCAGTATAGCTGTTCTGCATGGGTAGACTTAAACGGACAGCGCTTGAACTGGTCAGGTAGCCCTAGCATGACTGGTTACAACTCTACAATCATGCTGATTGATGAGACTATCACGGTTGGGCACAATGCAGACGGGACTAAGTCCTTTGGTCTATCTGCTAGCTTTAGCGGTAGTGGTGGATGGTCTCCAGGGACACTGTCTATCGGGGGTAACTCATTCACCCTAACGACTATTCCTAGGGGAAGTTCGGTGAGAGTGTCTGATGGATTCATTGGCAACCAAGTAGATATCACTATTGATAGGAAATTAGCTGGTGCCACGCATACATTACGCTATGCTTGGGGCAACAAACAAGGTAAAATTGCTGATAATGTTGGGACATCGTTTAAGTGGACAATCCCAGCGGATTTCGCAAACGACATACCGAATGCAACAACTGGCCTAGGTACTATATATGTCGATACTTATGTAGACGGCGAATTGATCCAGACGCAGTCAGCAACACTAACGGCAAGCGTTGTCACAAACAACATGAAGCCTTCGTTCACTGGATTTACTTTGACAGATACGAATCCAACGACTCAAAGGATAATTCCAGAGCCAACGCATTTCGTGTCCATAATGTCACTTGTGAAAGTCGTTTTCAACGGGGCGCAAGCAAAGAATGGAGCTACAATAGCTGGGTACTACGCTGAAATCGTTGGTGCTAGCAATTCTGTCTCCACAAATGGCGGGGCATTTCGTGAGGTTTCTGTAAACAAAGATACCCAAATGACCTTAAGAGGAAGAGTTCAAGACTCTCGTGGGATTTGGTCCGATTGGAAAGAGACTAAAATAACGTTTCTATTCTATTTCAGTCCAACGCTAAAATTTGAAGTTACCAGAAGTGGCTCAAAGTCAGATACACTAACCATTAAGAGGTTCGCTAAAATAGCGCCACTAAGCGTGAATGGCGTTCAAAAAAATACCATGAAGCTGACGTTTACAACAACAAAAGTTGGGACGAGCAATGTTGTAGCGGACAACGGACAGGCAGGCGGTGAATGGTCAAGTATTTCTGAATTCAAGGCATCTAACGCAAATTTAGGCAAGGAATATCCTGCAGATACTTCATTCATAGTCACAGGAAAGCTAGAGGATAGATTTTCAGACTCAAAATTTCAAGCCACAGTGCCGACCGATAAAATTATTATGTCCTACGATCAACAGGGCGTGGGGATTGGTAAATACCGGGAAAATGGGGCGCTTGATGTCAATGGATTAATTTATTCAGGTTCAAAGCCAATCCAGCACCACCGACTTACAGAAGTTCGAGGTGCTGCGATTATTGAATATAACAATACAAACCTCGATGATTACAGAACGACAGGATTCTTCTCGATAATGAGCACAATGAAGAACTACCCTATCAACAAGCCTAAACCTACAGAGCAAGTAGGGTTTTTAGAAGTGATAGAAGGTTTGGGGGGGATTCATCAATCGCTAACAACAAGTTCTGGCAGGTTCTTCAAACGCACTCTAACGCAGAATTCAGTTGGAAATTGGGTTGAGTTCGTGCAAACCAACCAACCCGTTGTCAAAAAAGAAATTTTAATAGGGTATGGTGTCAAAGCTAACGTGATTCGGAAAGGGGATGTAGTGACCTTCAGCTTAATAAGAGATATCCACTCTGTTTTAGAGGGAGAACATAGAGAGCTGGATGAAAAAATTCCAAATGGATTCAAGCCTTGTGTGCAAACTCACTTGGTTGTAAATAAAAATGCAGCCAACGAGCACAAAGGATGTGCAGTGTGGCACCTTGAACCTGATGGAAACATGTATTTTTCAAACCAAAGTTCTGAAAATGCAGTCTACACAGGGACAGTCACTTACATAACCGAAGACGAATATCCAACGGTTGAAGAATAAAAAGAAAGGAAAATAATATCATGTCACTTAAAATCACAAAACAACGTACAATCAATGCAGAATTCAATGTTGAAGAAGAAGGGACTACAGTTCTGGTTAAACAGACATACATCAGCATTGACGAAAATGCGGTATCCAGCGTTCAAGAAAATCTTCTTAACGCTGAACTCTATGCTAAATACCGCAAACAAATGCGTAAGGACGAACAGGAACTGCGAAACCTTCGTTACAAGATTGAAGACGAAATTCTAGCAGAGTCTAACGGCACAGAGGTAAGCAATGAACAATAAACCAGATGGGATTTTTGGGCTCTTTGATGTAGTCCGAGACTTCTACGCACACGGTATTGATGAGCATCCATGGGTGCTTTTTCTCGTGATAATTATTTTCTCGGATATTGCCGTAGGTGTGTTGAGGGCTTGGGCTGCTCACGAACTTTCAAGTTCAAAATTTCGCAAAGGGGCAATCAGCCATACAGTAATGATTGTGTTCGTGGCAATATTCTATCCATTTGCTAATTTCATGAATCTGACGAGTATCGTTGATACATTCATTTTTTCCATGATTGCAGCTTACACATCTAGCATTCTTGCTAGTCTATCGGCTTTAGGGGTCGAAATCCCTTTTATTGATAAGTACGTCAAGATGAACATTGACAAGGATAAATTTAATTTGACGCCTTCAGAAAAGAAAGAGGACCGACGAGAGCGATGAATGATATCATGACGAGCATCAAGCAAGTTGACGGTGGGTGTGTCATCAAATCAGGAGACACTGCATCAGTATTTGAATTTGAGATTTTGGACGATGACGGCTTGAAGAAAGACTTATCTGGCACAGGCAAACTAGCCATCTTCAACGCAAAAAGAGTAATTCTGTATGAAGATGTATCTGTAGAATCAGGTCGTTTCAACTTTAAATTCAAGGATGCAGTAGACCCTGGTCGTTACAAGTTGGAATTAAAACTAGATGGGTTTATTTTCCCGACGGATGAATTTAAAATACGTGTTCGCCCGTCTTTTAATCCATCTGACAGCATTCCAAGCAATGTCGAAGACCCAAAATGAAAGCGTTGGCTGAGGAGGTACGGAAGCACTTAGGCAACGATAATTTAGATGAGCTTCCAGATTTAGTAGCTATATATAATTTAGCTAAAATTTGAAAGGAGAATGCATGGCTAAAAATAAATTAGAAGCTGTAGTAGTTGCAATTGGTACAGACATCAAGAATTTGCAAAAAGCAATTAACGATAAAGAGGCAGGAAGCGGAATCACTGAACAGCAACTAAACGAGGCAATCAAACAGCTAAAAGCGGAAATTCTCGGGGAAGGGGTTCCAGAGAACCTTGACACTCTCAAAGAGATTGCAGATAAGATTGGCACTCTCAATAGCGATACTAGCGAAGCGATCGTAGCTAAGTTGACAGAGCTTGGCAAAAAGATTGACGCTGTGGCTGATGTAGATTACCTATCTGTATATACGCAAGCAAAAGAGGAACAGTGATGAATCTTGTAGAAACAATTAGAAGCATCGGTCGAGACATCAAAGAGCTATTCAAGCGGACTGATGTGATTGAAAAAAAGGTTGATGGGCTAAACACGGCCTCAGATGGTAGTGTTGACCTAACCCAAATCAAGCGGGATATCAACAATTTGAAGTCTTTGAAATGGTTTGAAGATTCAAGCTCATGGACTAATAACGGTTCAGAAGAACCGCACGTCTGGAAGGAATTAGAAGAAGCGACGGGCAATGTTGGGGTTCCAAACATGAACTTGCCATTCTATTTTTTCAAAGACAAAGAAAATGGCGGTATTAATCTATACGGTTTAGACAACCCGCCCTTCTATATTGACCCAGAGACAAAGGAAGCCACTTGGAGAGGTGATTATGAGTGGATTGATTCAATCACTGCTGAGAACTTGCTAGGGTTTGAATTAGCGCGTGTTCCAGAAGATAGCTGGGACGCTTACGACGACGGCAAGAATAAGGGCGAAGGCAACGAACGTCTCTTGTTTGCCCGCACGTTTGGCGATACCAAGCAACAAGGCTTGTGGTATGTAGATGACGATGGCCACTTCCAGCGTTTGGTCGATACTGTGATTGAGCTAAAAAAAGAAATCGAAGAATTGAAAGGAAAAATCAACTGATGAATAAAATTAACTGGTCTGTGCGTTTTAACGCAAAAAATAAAGCGTTCTTGTATCGTGTAGCGCTTGCGATTGCACTGCCTATCTTGACTTACTTTGGAATTAATTTCCAAGATTTGACAAGTTGGGATGCAGTGTTCAGCTTGCTCGGTAAGTTCGTCTCAAATCCTTATTTGGTAGGTTTGACAATTGTAAACATCTTAAATATCATTCCAGACCCAACGACTAAAGGTCTTGGAGATAGTGAACAAGCATTGGGCTACCACGAACCAAAACAAGATTAATTGAAGGAAGGAACTAAAAAATGAGTAAAATTGAATCAAGTATTGCACGCATGCATCATCTACAATCAATCCCAGTCCACTATGACATGGGAGACCGCTACGGAAACGACGCTGACGGAGATGGACGCATTGAATTTGACTGTTCATCAGCGGCAAGCTATGCGCTCGAAATCAACTTGAATAACAACACAGAATCACTTCAACAAGCACTGCCAGCAATTGGTTATGCGAAGGTTTACGATGCCGTGGATGGCACGTTCGATGGTCAACGTGGAGATGTCGTTATCTGGGCGCCTCGTGACGGCTCAAGCTCTCTCGGTGCATTTGGGCACGTATTGATTATGACTAGTGATAGCACGGCTATCCACTGCAACTACGGCATGGACGGAGTGACTGAAAATGATTATAATTACATTTGGGATCTAAACGGTCGCCCTCGTGAAATTGTCTTCCGTGAGAGTGGAACACCTCTTCCAGCACCAGCTCAAAGCGAATTTGAGCGTGAATTAGATGTTAATACACGCTTAGAGAAGTCAGACAAGCCTTATTACGAAGGCACTCTTACAACTGACTACTACGTTGAAGCTGGTCCTCGTATTGACAGCCAAGACAAAGAGTTTCTTCCAGCAGGCACACGAGTCCGTGTTTACGAGAAACTAAACGGCTGGTCTCGAATAAACCACCCAGACAGTGCTCAGTGGGTTGAAGACCAGTACTTGGACGATTGCACAGATATGTAAATAAAAGAACCACGAAAACTATAAACTGAAAAGGAGTATATCACCTCCCCTCACACTGCAGTAGGGATATCATGGCAGTAGTGGTCGAGCCTCAGCATTTGCTGGGGCTTTTTTTATTTGGTATAATTAAGTTATCCATCATAGGCAAAGAGCTACGAGGCTATCTCATAGCTCTTTTTTATTTGTGATTTTCATAGATAAGTGATAACATAGATTTCGGAATACTTGGCGTCATTTCGATAAATTTCTTGAACTGCCCCGACTTTATGTCGGGCTTTTTATAAATAAGGGGCAAATAAGGGGCAATAAGTGTAAACTTTAGTAACTTTATGAGTGTTTTACCGTCTATATCTTACACGCATATAACCTTATTTAATAGGTTTTCTTCCTATTATATACGCATTTAAAAACCGATTAACTTTCCCGCACAGTAAAATAA